TGTCACGTAAAATTGCATTATTACTTCCTGAAAAATGTCTTTCGAGGGGCACTCTAGCAAGTATTTGTCCTTGTCTTTCATCAAGAATTTGAGCAACTTTGGGAACTTCTGGGCATATGATATCAACGTATTTTGCTATGTTTGTACTCCCACTTGCACCACTATCACCTATTTGTGTGATATAGAAATCAGCAATTTTAATACCCAGTACCCTACTCATATCCTCGACGTGTGTATTAGACTCCAAAGTGAGATCGAGTGCGAATGTATTGTTCGTGCCATTCACAAATTCAGAATCTAACACGATATACTGAACTTTTTTAGGTACGTCATCCAGTGACATTTCTAATATCACTAGAGATTATATTATGCCGATTTCTATGGCAACGAAGGCGATAGCGTTTACTGGTACTCTTGCTGTGGTGACGGTTATAGATAGTATTCGAGTTTTTAACGAGTATAAAAAAATAGATACTAAAGTTAATAAAAAATGATCTCAACCAACTGGGTTCACGCTATCTGCAGGACGATGATTTCTATGGGTCCCGAATATACCACTAATGTTCTCAAGTGGGTCAAGAGCGCCGTTTGGGATGCCCCTTATCGTGTATGGCTTGATATTGAACTTCAGAAGATCGCCTATGATCGCGAAGATTGGAAGAATGATCAGCTCTACCCAAGTGATGATGAGACACCTAAGTCGGACTAAAATATCTAAAAAATTAACAATGAGCGAATACATCATCCCCATCAACGGCCTTTTTGCCCACTCCTTATATCCTCTCGGCATCCCTGGATTGGCCACTGACGAATTGAGAATTGCTTTTCTTCAAGCTACTGAACCACTTTGTCCAGACGTTCAACGGAAGATTTGGGAGGAAGTTCTTTACTGTACCACGCCAATTGAACCACCTCCTGCACCCCAAAAATGCCGTTCGGTTTCATACAATCGATCGTCGATCTCATTACCCCGAAACCTATTCGAAATGAAAGATCTTTGAGTGATCGAATTTTAACTCAAGATATAATCGAGACGGTTAATGATTGTGGTGAAAAGCGCTATATTCAAATTGAAACCGAGAGAAATCAAAAAAGAGAAAGAGAAACCGATTTAAATATTCTCCTTACGAAGTGTAAAAGGTTACTATCCTTCGTAGAGACAACAAAAAATGAATCGATCTTTAAAAAATTGGTGGCTTTCACTGAAAAAGTAAGACAAGCCTTATATCTTGGTGATGACATTCGAGATTTGTTTCATGAGTTTGAACAAATTGAAAATATTACAAAAAAAAGTTCCAAGTCGTTTAAAAACCTAAGTGATGTAATGATGATGGGATAATCAAGTAAAACATGGACCTCTTTCATAAAATAATGGAGCTTGTTGACAAGAACTCGGATAAGATTCCCGAGGGAGACTATCTGGAGTTGTGTGACACTATACATGAACTGCGACGACAAGTGAAACCACCTTCATTTCTTCTCGACCAAAATCAACCACTCATGTATGCACCCATGTCAGATGGACAGCCGCCCGAATGGATTGAGGATCCATTACCATCTGATCCTGATACTGCTGCTCAGCGATCACGTGAACAACTTCAACAACGGTGGAGAGAACTTGAGGAAGAGGTTATGTATCCTGGATTGAACCAATTCCTGCAAGAATTGCATGAGGAGTGGTCAGCGACCGATACTATGAGTCCTGTAGAGCCGGGTGCGTATTACCCTCCACCGAGACAGGGAATGCATCAACACGTGGAGGATGGTACCACAGTTGCTGAAGTTTCTATGATGGATATCGACTAACGCCTAGGTCTCACACGTAAACTATTGAGATCTCGCCAAGCATCTCGAATCACCCGTGGTGGTGCTGAGGGATCAACTGTAGCTGTAGTTTCTAGTTGACCTGTTAGCTCTTTTAATTTCATATGTAAATGTTTGAGTTCGTTTGATATCTCCACGTACGCCCATTCTGTTTTTGTTGGGAACATTTCATCATTCTCCATGATCTCCATGATGTTTCTTAGATGTTCCATACCTAAGTGAAGCCTAGAATTTATATTTTTCAATAAAAAACAATCAACCAACATGGAAGACTTACGTAACCTCATGGCATGCATCGACGAAATATCCAGTCAGATCCCTGACGGAATGTATCTGAAGATGGCTGACCAAATGAAACGCGTTCATGAACACATGAATGGCAACAAGAGCATCCACGATGACACCTTCTACTACAGTGACGATGATTCTGTCCTTGATAGTGATGATGACTCGGACAGTGACTTCACCCCGAATCCCGATCGAACACGTCTCTCTGATATTGCACTTCTCAGAGACCAGCTTCTGGATCGTGTGAAGAAGATGCACGAGGAGTACAAGGTTCTCATGAAGTGTGAAAAGGAAGCGAGGCGTACTTGGACCCCCATCAAGCGTATGACTGCGTTTCGAAAGACTCAGGCTATCAAGCTGTGGTGTGAAAATAACGTCAGATGGGCTCCTGGTGGTGAGGCTGGGGAACTCGTTGGTTACCTAAGCACCGCCGCCGTGAATGGACCGACAAGCGGCTGGACCTGGAAAAACCTGATGGAAAACGGTCTTCGGACAATTGTGTTGGAAATTGGAACCGATGAGGAGATTATCCGTGCTCAACGTGGATTCGTCTACTACGATGAACTTTCACTCAAAACACTCCAAAAGCTTCACGCCTTTGAGAAGAAGATTCATGATGGCTACAAGGAAGAATGCCAAAGGAAATGGTATGTCGCCCTCCAAAACGCTAAGTTAAAGGTGGTTGAGTCGAAGGCAAAGATGGCCGGGTTTGAGATGTTTTGTGTGGATAGGGAGAGCGAGTTGAGGCTAGCTGATGCTCCCGTCTATCACCGTGATTACTGGGAGTCCGCGACAAACGAGTTTTGGGTGGGTGAGAATGGACGAATGGTGGACAACGGGTTTGTGGCACGGGTCGAACGACGCCGTTAAAGAATTTAGCCGTGTAATATAGTAATGAATGTACTTCAAAATGTAATGCAAATAATAGACAGTATATCTGATAAAATCCCTGAGAACGTCTACCTATCCCTCTGCAACGAATTAAAGAAACTCTACGCTTTCATCCCCGATAAAATCAGACCAGCCCTCTCTAGAACAAATAGTGCCGCCAACGTACCCGCATCATCACCTGCGAATGGGTATTGGTTTAGGTGATAATGAATATAAAGTTAAATACCATTTAGTATCCAAATGCTGGCTATTCGTCCTACGATCACCGTGCCAAAACATGTAAATCGTTTCAAGAAAACTCTAAAAACACACGCAAAGGCTGTGGATCCTTACCGTGATACATCTCTTCGATACATGGGATACGCAAATGAAGTTGGTGAGGCTTTTACAGTGTTTATTCCGGAATGGGGTGTTCCCGCATCATACTGTGTGGCTGCGTCGTATGTCATGTTTGATACAATTGACAAGGGTCAAAAGGCATACGAGACCGCAGACGAAGAAACTAAGATTCAAGATGCACTCAAAGTATCGGCTGAAACTATGACTTGGCAGATGCTCGCATCGGTCTTTTGGCCGGGGTCTATTATTCGTGTAATTGTAAACATGTCCGATAACATGATAGCTAATAAACTTACCGAAAATGAGCAGTTTGCTCACGTGTTGGCCACACTTTTTGGACTTATGGCTATTCCCATGATCATTAAACCTATTGATACTACGGTTGATAAGGTGATGGAGACCTCGATTTCCAAAGTTATTCACGGAAAGATTAAAACACCCGAAGATGCGAGTGCAGCCTTCATGACATCGATGGGTTCTTTTTCTGTTCCACCTATCATGTATTCTCTGGCTTCTTACATCAAGTCGGTTTAAGTACCTAAGTCATCAGAAATCTTTGTATTTTCCAACCAACAAACAACAAACAACAAACAAGAATGAACTTTGAAATTCAAGCTCTCGGCGGCAAGCTCATCGGATCCCGCTCCGCCATGAAAACTTTGGATCGTCTCACGACCCTGCTCCCGAACGCTAAAATCAACTTTGAGGTCCTCCCTCCCCCTGAGACCAAGAAGGCTGAGTTTGGCAGCATGCCCGACTTTCGCGATCCGGTCTCTGACGAGGATGATGATGACATCATGCATGACCCCGACATCCAAGAGATGGTCGAAAACGGAGAACACACCTGTCACATGTTTGACGCTCATTGCCAAGCATGTGAAGATGACGAGGAGGACGAGGATGACGAGGATGACATCACCCTCGCGGATCTTAAGGAACAGCTCGAGGATAACATGACCCTCGCAGAGATCCAAAAGGAACTCGTTAAGGTGGAAGCTACAAAGAAGAGGCTCGAGACCATCCGTCTCAAGAAGGAAAAAAAAGAAGAGGAAGAGCTCCACTTCGAATCCGAGGCCGAGTACCTGCGCTGGGATGCCTTGAGGCCGTTCGCGCCAGCCGATTTCGAGTTGGGCGGCATTGACCACATGCCTAATTTTTAGAAAAAGCGCCTAAGTGAATGTAATAAACACAATAAGTATCAAAAAAACTAAACAGCACGTACAACGTCGTCAATTGAACATGCAACAGGATATCCGCCGCAAGATTATGGAAATTCTTGACGACAATGCTCAACAAGTTCCAGAAGGTTTCTATTTGGAGGTGTGCAACCAATTAAAAAAGTTACACGGGGCGGCGTCCGGCGTGCCCCAAGATGAACTTGTAAGGAGGGAGTTGGCGGTGAGGAGGTCGAGAAACAGGTTGGAGAGACAGGCCGCGGAGTTGAACACCTTGAAGGAGCAAGTTAACAAATCCGTCCGAGATTACAACA